AAACTCCCCAATATGAGGTTGTTTATGAAAGACAAAAGGGTTTAGTAGGCAATTTAAAGAATAAAATAGCTGAAAGAGATAAAGCTAGAGAAGAAAGGGCTGAAATCCGTAGACACAAAAAGACTAGAAGTAGTATTGTTATTGAGATATTGTCTATGATGACACCTAAAGCTAATAGTGTAACTGGTGTAACGGAGAAGCAAGAGTTGGAATACTGGATGCACCTCGCACAAATACAGAAAGCACTAGAGGGTGATACTAATGCTTATCGTGAAGTAATGAATAATGCTTATAAACCACACGCACTAGAGATAGAGCAAAGGGCTAGTACTCCAGATTTATCCGACCTTAGTGAAGATGAATTAAGAAAATTCTTATCAGAGGGTGAATAATTAAATTAAAATTTATGAAAAAGACAATGATTGCAATAGCTACAGCTGTATTATTTTCAGCTTGTAGTGGTAATGGTGGTAGTGATGTTGCTGTAAAAAAGAATCCGTATGAAGTTTACTTCTTATTTGAGAAAAATGGTGTTAAAGTTTATCGTTTCTATGATATGGGTTACTATCGTTACTTTACTAATAGAAGTGAAACTGTAAGCACTATGAGAGCTGGAAAAAATAGTCACATAGAAAACGTGAATTAATTGAAGCAAACTAGAAGCAAACTAGAAGCAAACAGTAAGCAAAACGTAAGCAAAAATTATGGAACAGACAGAAATTAAGGAAGCACTAAGAATGTATGCAAGGGCTGAATTGTCAAGAAGAAACTTTTGGGAATTTTGCTTATTTTATGATGGAGAGTTTTTCAGAAGTAGAGATTTTCTAAGACAAGTAGCTGAAGCTTTCCAAGAGATAGCTGAAAAGAAGATTAGAGGACTTTCAGTAAGTATGCCACCTAGGGCTGGTAAATCATATATCACATCATTATTCTGTGCATGGTCATTAGGGAACAATCCTAGAGAGAGTATAATGAGAAATACTTGTACTTCTTCTCTGTATCTTAAATTCTCGTATGATGTTAGAAATATCGTAAAGCAAGAAAAATTTACCATGGTATTTCCAGATTTTGACTTAGCACCAGATAAAGCAAACCTACAAGGTTGGAATACTACCAATTCTAGACAAGTTGGATATTTTGGTGCTGGTGTTGGTGGAACGATTATTGGTTTTGGTGCTACTATGCTAGCTATTACGGATGACTTGTATCGTGGTATGGAAGATGCTTTAAGTGATACTCAAAATGAGAGGATATTGCAATGGAAAGAAGCTACGCATGATTCACGTCTAGAACGTAATTGTTCAGTAATAGACATAGGTACTAGATGGTCTATTCATGATGTTATTGGTCGAAATATTGAGCAAAAAAGGTATGATAAGAGTATAATCATATCTGCATTGGATGAAAAAGGAGAAACATTCTGTGCTGATGTTATGAGTACGGAACAATACTATGACATAAAGAAAAGAATCAATCCAGACATTTGGATTGCTGAATATATGCAGACTCCAGTTGATAGTAAAGGTAGGTTGTTTAAAGACTTGAAAATTATTGATGCTAGAGATTTTGAAGCTATCAAGAAAAACATTCAAGGTGCTGTGGCTTATATAGACGTTTCCGACCAAGGGAAAGACTATACAGCTATGGTTGTGGCTGTGATTGTCAACAAAGACATTTACATAGTTGATTACCTATACACCAAAGAAAATACTGATGTAACGATTCCATTATGTGCTGGTATGTTAGCTAAGTGGAAAGTGAATTATTGTAGGGTAGAATCTAATGCTATGGGTGCAATATTTGCTAGAACATTACAGAAGTCTACTAGAACACGTATTTTGCAAGTTCACAACACACAAAACAAGATGACTAGGATAATTATGGCTAGTTCAGTCATAAACAACTACTTTTTCTTTGTGAATAATGAAACTAGCTACTACCAGAGGTTTATGGACAATGTGTATTCCTTTTCGCAAGAAGGAAAGAATAAAAATGATGATGCACCAGATTGTCTTGCTGGATTGGTGATATTTATACGTTCAATGTTTAGACATATAGAAATATAATGGCAAAAGCTAGGTTTACCAGAGGTCAAAAGTTTGGTGATAGGATAATAAAGGAAATATGGGTAGATTCACATGGACACATTCTGCTGTTTACAGATGGTACTTATGAGATAATAAAAAAAGGGGCTTAATTGCCCCTTATCTTATATGTTTAATAATGCTCGCATTTCTTCTTCTGATAGTCCTATACCAGCATTTACAATTTTTGTTAGTGCATCTGCTCGTTTGTTAAGTGCTTCAGATTGAGATAAGTAGTCATCTTGAAGAACTGGTACATGGTCATAATCAGCAACAATTCTTAATCCTTGTTTGTCCAATCCTAAAGATTCTGTAATGTTATCATATATCTTTTTAGATTCTGGAATGATTGTATCTGTATATGCCATTCTCATACCATCCCTAACGTTTGAATACGTACTACCTTTTTCATTTGAGAAGATATAGTAGTTCAATCCAAAAAGGTCAATGATAGCTAGTTTATCTGCTGTAAGTTCTTCAAACAACATTAAGTCCTTGGTAGGATAAGACATTGGTTGCCACTTAACAGCCGATTCAGTAATCATTAACTCATCTTTATTTCTGTAATACCAATCTCTTTGAATATCTCTTTTTTCTTCTGGTGTCATAGGTAAAGCACCACCCATATCACTATTTTCTGAAGATAAGATACCAATTGCACCTAAATTTTCTAATAATACGTTCCTTTTGTTGTATTGTGCTTTAATGTTAGAGATAGGGAATTTTAAAGATTCAATTCTTGATACTGGATTTAAAATGTTGATACCATCATTAGCTTGAATGATGATAATTTCTTCTAAACTTAAATCTTCTTTGTTTTGTCCATCATAGTTGTAAGTGTAGCTTTTTATTAGTCCATCTTTAGTCATCTGCTTTAAAGATTTACCAGTAGTGTTGATTTGCATTTTATGTGATGGAAGTGGCACAAATAGATTCACTATTTCACCTATTCTCTTAGGAGCATAAACAAATGAAGATGAATGTAACGAATCATTTACGGAAATAGAATAAATTACATCACTCCATGATTGTAGTGGATTAGGGTTTTTAATTAAATCTAACACCCAATGCTTTTCTATAATATCTCCTTTGTCATTTACTAGCTTTGGAATACCTAAAGAAAGCATTTGTGCTTTTTTATTTATTACAGTACGTAATTCTGGTATTTCAATATAAAGTTTGTAAGAATCTGATGTGTCTACCCAAACAGCTTGTTTCTTTCCGAAGAAATCTACTGAATACTGCCTATTGGGTGTAAGGTTTCGAGCAAGTTTGCTAAGTTTTGGGTCTGTGATACCAAAAAATGCACTCCAAAAAGAATTGTTCATAATTAAATTATATTTTTGTAGAAACAAATTTAAAAGATTTATGAATAGTAAAATAAATAATCACTATAAAATTAAGTCGCAAGGTCTTGAAATTAAAGATATAGATAGCACGTCTAGAAAAGTATCATTCTATTTAAGCCACTTTGGTAACATAGATTCTGATTCTGATATGCTTGTTAAAGGTTGTTTTAAAAAGTCTTTACAAGAACGTGGTGTTGATTCTACTTCTAATAGAAAGATAGCATACTTGCGTTATCACAACTGGGAAATGCCCATTGGTAAATTCGTTGAACTACAAGAAGATGATTTTGGATTGTATGCTGTAGGCGAACTTGGAAACTCTACATTGGGTAATGATGCTTTGTTAGATTATCAAGATGGTATTATCAGAGAACATTCTATAGGTTTCAGATACATGGCTGATAAGACTAAATGGGTAGAAGATGCTACTATGGGTAATGGAGGTTATTTCTTAATTTCTGAAGTTGCATTATGGGAGGGTTCTGCTGTAACATTTGGTGCTAATGAAATGACACCAGTATTGGAAGTTGGTAAATCTGAAGATAAAGAAAATGTGCTTAAAAAGATTAATGATGAGATAAACACAATCTGCAAGTCATTAGTTAATGGTAAAGGTACAGACGAAAGACTTTATACAATGGAAATGAGATTAAAGTATCTTACTGCTCAATTATCTGAAATAGCACAATTAAATATTGAGAATCCTAAAGCTATCGTAATAGAAGAAAAAGGATTTGACTGGAATAATGTAATCACTAAAATAAAATAAAAATGGCTGAAGAAAACGCACAAGTACAAGATGGTTTCGTATTGTTTAAATTTAACGGAACAGCACCTTTTGGATTAGCTAACACAAAAGCTATCGTAACAAAAGAAATGGCAGACCTTTTTGTAGAAAGAAAGTATGGCACTATTTCTAAGTAATTCAGACTTTACAGATAAGTTTGAACTTCATACTGGTATGTATGATACCCAAAAGCTTACAGAGTATATTGATAGATATGAAGAAATATATTTGAATGAGTTGTTGGGTATCAACTTATTTAATGATTTTAAAGCTGATTTAGTAAATAACGTTCCACAGAATGCTAATTACGTTTTTATATTTAATGCTTTTAAATATGAAACAGACATCAGACTTATAATTTCAAGAGGTATGAAAGATATGCTTATTGGATTCATTTATTTTGAGTACATGAAAGATAAGGTGGCACAAAACACATCAGTCGGTATGACTAAACCTAGAAATGAAAATTCTGGTGTTGTTTCTGCTCACAATCCTATTTACCTAAGATACAATGAAGCTGTTAAAACTTACAAAGCTATTCAAGACTACATTATGCTTAATCTAAGCAATGTTAAGTATGAAAAGTTTAGAGGTTATAATAAAATGTATGCTTATTGGCTATGAAAGATGTGTCAGAGATTTTTGAAGAAATTGTTAATGCAATTGATAATAGTATCAGCATTAATTCCTTGTCTGTTGTTAATGGTAAGTTACGAGTTTACACTTGCGACACTAAATGGCTTAGGGTTGGTAAGAAAGTATCTGGTAAAGTCTTGGGAGGAAATATAGTATCTTCTTTTGTTACAGCATTAGTTACTGATACTTATTTTGAGTTAGACAATGTGAACATTGTATCTGATATATTGATTCCAAAGCCAACTGCTATGTTTGGAACTAGAACTGCCACTAATAATGAGTGGAATTTAAAAACTGCTAACTTGATGGATAAGACACCCATAGTTTGGTGTTTGGAATTGGTTAATGAATTGCATTATGGGTTTGAATCATCTTTAGAAAGAGATATTGAAATGAAAGTCTTTTTCTTAGATGAAACTGATATACTAAATTACTATACAAAAGACCATAGAACACAAGTTGTTAAACCTATGATAGCTTTGGCACACGCATTTAAAGAAGTTATCGACAAAAATGCGTTGATGAAAAGAATAGTAAATTTTAACGTTCTAGGTTTTAGTAGGTTTGGTACTGAAAGTGTAACTGGGATGATTGAAAACATTTTAGATGCGAATTTAAGTGGTGCTTCAGTTCAGTTTAATCTTTCAAAATATAAGGATGGATGCAAATGTTAACTTAGAGCCGATTACACTCAATCAAGTCTAACGCACATTATAAATAACTTTTTAAACAAATTAAAAAATGGAAAACAACTTAACTCCAGAGCAAGTTATTGAGAAATTAAACTCAATGTTCTCTGAAAAAACTGCAAACTTTTCTTCTAAAGAAGATTTAGAGGGATTGAAAGGCGAAATCGCTAAATTCAAAACGTATGATGATACTGCTGTAAAAACAGCTATCGCTACATTAGAGGGTAGATTAGAGGGTATTAAAGAAGCTTCAAAATCTATGCAAGTTACTGCTAAATCTTTAGGACAAGCAATTGCTGATTCTTATGCTGATAACCTTGAGAAAATCAACGAGGTATTAGAAAGAAAAGGTGGTACTGTCGCTTTAGATGTTAAAGTAGCTGGTACAATGACAACAACTGGTAACTATACTGGTGGTACTGTGGCATTAACACAATTAGAAACTGGTGTTGCTAGAATCGTAAGACGTAAGCCTTTTTTACGTGAATTAGTAAATACTGCTGGTACTACTTCTAAGTATATCACTTATATCGAGCAAACTTCTCCAGATGGAGGTGCTGGAATGACTGCTGAGGGTGCATTGAAATCACAAGCTGATTTTGACTTAGTAGAAAGACAAGCTATCGTTAAGAAAGTTACTGCTTGGATTAAAGTATCTAAAGAGATGGCTTCTGATTTACCATTCATGCAAGGTGAAATCAATACTGAATTAGTAGAGTTAGTTCAACTTAAATTAGACGAGCAAATTCTTTCTGGTGATGGTTTAGGAGATAACTTAGTTGGTATCTTAACTAATGCTGTTGCTTTCTCTGCTGGTGGTTTTGCTTTATCAATTGTTACACCTAACGAAGCTGATGTAATCAGAGTTGCTTGTGTTCAAATTGAGAAAGAAGAATTTATGCCAAACTACATTCTTCTTCACCCAGAGGATTGTGCTAAAATGGAATTGATTAAAACAACTCAAGGTGAGTACACTTATCCAATGATTTATGTTAACTCTAACGGAGATACAAGAATCAAAGGTATTCCAGTTGTTACTAATACTGGTATTACTTCTGGTACTTTCTTAGTTGGTGATTTCACTAAATCTAACTTACGTATTAGAGAAGATTTGAACATTCAAGTAGGTTTCGTAAATGATGACTTTACTAAAAACTTGTTCACAATCTTATGTGAAGCACGTGCTACTCATTATGTGAAAACTAACCACTACAAAGCATTTGTAAAAGGTACTTTCTCTACTGCAAAAACTGCATTGTTGAAACCATAATTAATTGGGGTGTAAAAGCCCCTTTTTCTTTAACTAATTAAAATTTATAAAAAATGGCTTTAGGTTGTAAATGTAACTCTGGCTTATCCAATACTGGACAGCCAAACTGTATCACTCTACAAAGTGTTACTTCAAGATTAATTCTTGTTCCTTTAAAAGATGCTACTGGTGCTTTAAATAAAGTATCATTAACTACTTTCCCTACTTGGGCTTCTTTATTCAATGAATTAGATGCTACTAAAAGATGGTATCCACTACCAGTATTTGAAAATGTTGAGATGGTAAAAGCTGATTCTACGTTTGAAGAAGCACCATCTGGACGTAAAGTTTTTATCAAGTCTGGTAAACGTTCTTTCGCTGGTGAGTTATGGTCGCAAACACCAACATTCTTGTCTAAACTTGAATCTAACAGATGTTCTGATTTTGGTTTCTACATTGTTGATGTTAATGGTTCTTTAGTTGGTTCTAAAGTTGGAAATGATTTATACCCAATTCCAGTAGATAACGAATCTTTTGAAGCAAAATTAATGTTTGCTACAGATGCTTCTATTCAAAAAATCATGTTATCATTTGACTGGTACAGATTGTTTGATGAGTCTACTTTGTGGTTAATCACTCAATCAGATGCTAATTACGATTTCAATGGTGCTGATGGTATATTAGATGTTAACTTGACTAAAGTTTCTTCTACTGCTACTTCTCTTGTTGTTACAGCTAAATTAGACTATGGAAGTGGTAATAATCCAATTGCTGTTAAAGGTTTATTGTTAGCTAACTTTGCTTTGACTAATGCTACTACTGGTGCTGTTATCAATATTAGTGCTGTTGCTGAATCTACTTCTGTAGATGGTCAATACACTTTGACAATTGCTAATACACCTAATAACACAAATGTTAAATTAAAAGTATTGTCTACTTCTAATTATGAAGGTTTGCTTAGCACTGTTATTACTGTATAATAGTTAATTGCTTTTTTATGTTAATGGGTAGGGTATTATGCCCTACCTTTTTTTATGAACTTTAATAAAATAAAATATGTTTGGTTGTAAATGTGGATTAGGTTTGTCCAATACTGGATTACCGAATTGTGTTACCTTACAAAGTGTAACAACAAGATTAATATTTGTTAATCTTAAAGATTCAACTGGTGCTTTAACAAGGGTAGATTTAACAGCTTTACCTAACTTTTCTAACTTGTTTACTGCTGTAAATCCAAAAGATAGATGGTATCCTTTAGAATCGTTTGATAATGTTGAAATGCCTATTGCTGATAGTTCATTTGAAGAAACAGCTAGTGGTAGAAAATTCTTTATTAAGTCTGGTAAACGAAGCTTTAATGGAGATATGTATTTACAAAGTCCAGAAGCTTTAAACATTATAAATTCATTTAGTTGTTCACAAGTTGGTGTTTATGCTGTTGATGCTAATAACAACTTAATTGGTATTAAAGATGGTAATTATCTTTACCCAATATCAATCAATAATAAGTCTTTAGATGCTAAGATAGTATTTGCAAGTGATGCTAATGTTCAAAAAATGAACTTAACATTTGACTTCTTAACTTCAGTAGAAGAATCTAAAATGTGGTTGATACCTTATAGTGATACTAACTTTGATTTTAACTTGGTTAGTGGTATTAAAGATATTGTTATTGCTAATAGTGAAGTTTTTTTTAGTAATAATGGATTTTTCTTTAATGTTGATTATTTAATACTTGATATTGTTTATAAAAATGCTGAAAGCGATATTCCTATTAGTGGTTTAAATCCGTCATTTTTTAAGCTTTATATTTTTCAGTTTTATGAGGATTTTAATGGTAATCCAATTTATGTGCCACCATTTGAAGCTGTTAATGGAGTGGATATTAATTGGTCAATTATAGATTTAGGAAATGGCAAGTATAAATTAGATATTAATCCAATTGGACAATGGAGTACGATTAATAATCTTTACGGATTAAAATATTTTGGTGGAGGTTTTGAAATGAGTTCAACATTTTTCAATCCTTATCAGACAGTAATTTTCTAACAACAAAAAATCTAATTGAATTAAGGGTAGCTTGTATGTTACCCTTTTTTTATAACTTTGAGTTATGGTTAACTTGATGAATACTAGACTTGGTGAAATGCTGTATAGTGCTTTAGCTTTAAAGTCTGGTAATGGTAATGCCTTTAATTTTGCTTTCAAACATGACATCATATCGAACTTAGTTAATTACTTGAATACTAGAAACTTAGAAAAAGGTCTGGACAGTAAAGGTAGGATAATATCAAATAAATATACTAAAGAATCAGTTTATTCAGCTAGGACTGAACAGATTTATAAAGAATCAATTGGAAGAATTGTTAAAGCTGGTTCTAATTACACAATGAAATATTCTGGAGATTTTTGGCAATCAATTGAATTAGCACAGCCAAACTTTGATTTTGTAGAAATAAAATCTGAAAATATTAAGAGAAGTTTTACAAATAAAGGTGTACAGACTGATGAGGTTGATTTGTTTAACTTATACGGAGAAGATATTGTAGGGTTACAAGAAAGAGATTATATTATTTTAAGAAAAAACGTTTTACCATACTACATCAAATATGCAAGGGGAATTTTGGGAATCAATTGAAGATATGCCACTATATAATTGGCACAAGTGTTTAGAGGGTAAGCTAGAGTACGTTCACAAAGAATTTAAGATTACAAGTGAAAGTGAAAAGCATTGGGAGTTTTTATATAATGAATTAACAGAGTTTAAAGGTATAGCACCAAAAGAACAGAAGTTGTTTAATGCTATCAAAAGAAAAGCTTTGTTAGAATGTGAATATTTGAGGACTGGCAATCGAATGAACATTACTTTGATAGATATAGAGGAACAGAAGATTAAAGCCCTTAGAGATGAGGAAAAGGAGGTTGAGGGGGATTATTCAATTGAAAAAACTTTGATTAAGTTAGGTCAATGGTTAGGTTACAGACTTGATTGGAAACAGATAAGTGTAAAAGAATTTTATTTAATAATAGACGAATATGGCAAACAAAATAACTAAAGACGAAATTGCAGACGAAAACTTATTTAAAAACATTATAGATGGTGCGAATACAGCTATAAAAAAGATAGGTGAGTTAAATGCTTCATTTGCTACATTAGGTCAAGACATGAAAGATTCTATATCTAAGGTAAATGTTGGTGATATTAAAGGTGTTAAAGAATTACTTAATTTATCTAAAGAATCTGAAAGATTAGCTAGAGAAAGAATTAAGACTGACAAAGAACTTTTAGACTTAGCTACTAAGAAACAAGAAGCTGAAAAGAAACTTTTGTCTATAAGTCAGAAAATAGCACAGCAAAAAGCTGAATCTGATGCTAAGATGTTAAAGTCAGAAATGGATGCTTTGCAAAAGATTGAAGAATCTAATGCTAAAATGCTACGTAGCAAAAAAGAAACTAATGCGAAGATATTAGTAGATAAAAAAGAATCTATAGCTAAGATTGAAAAAGCACAAAAAGAATCTGATGCAAGAATAGCAACACAAGATGCTAAGACAGCAGAGATAAGAAATAAGATTAACATACAGAATCAGAAAGAAGCTGATAGAATTGCTAAACAAAATCAAAGAGAAGCAGAAAAGCAAGCTAAAGCAAATGAAAAAGCAGAAAAGCAAGCTAAAGATTTAGCTGATGCTTACAAACGATTATCTAATGCTACTAGAGATTTAAAAAATCAATCCAAAACGTTAGGTGCAGAAATGCTAGAATTAGAACGTGATGGAAAGAAAAATACTGATGAGTATAGAAAGCTAGCACTAGAGTACAAACACGTTACTACAGAAGCTAATTTAGCTGATAAAGCATTAAAAAAGCTAGATGCTAAGGTTGGTGATAATTTTAGAAATGTTGGTAACTACAGAAATGCTGTAAACAAGTTGTCTTATGCTTTAGGACAAATGGGATTAGCTTTTGGTGTATTTGAGGGTTTAAGATACTTTGTAGATGCACAAGTGCAATTAAACACACTTCAATTATCATTACGTTCAGTATCTAAGGACACGCAAGAGTTTAACGATAATTTTCAGTTTGCTTCTGAGGTTTCCAAAAGATATGGACAAGATATTAATAAGATTGTAGACACATACAAAAACTTTATAGCTTCAACTAATGAATCAAATGTATCTTTAGCTAGAAGAAAAGAATTGTATGAGCAGATTATAAAAGCTGGTTCAACATTAGCTTTAAGTAATGATGATATTGAGGGAACTTTAAGGGCTGTAGGACAGATATTTTCTAAGGGAACTGTTCAGAGTGAGGAACTTAGACAACAATTAGGAGAAAGACTCCCAGGGGCTTTTAATATAATGGCAAAAGCAATTGGGGTATCAGAAGTTGAGTTAAACAAGATGTTGAAAGATGGTGTTGTCTTAGCTGAAGATGTAATGCCTTTATTTGGTAAAGAGTTAGAAAGACAATTTGGTACTGGTTCAACTAATAAATTAAAAACTCTTGGTGGTGCTTGGAACTTGCTTAAAACAAACATTGTCTTAACAATTGATGAAGCTGGTAAAGGTATTAAGACTACTGAAAGATTAGCTGGTGTTATTCGGTATTTAGGTGAAAATATTGGAGGTATTTTAAAATCATTAGTTGTTTTAACTACCTCCTTTGCTACTTACAGAGGTATTTTATCTATGACGGATGGTAGTATAAGGTTGTTTGCTGTAAGTCTTGCAGATATGGTTAAAGGATTGTTTGGAATGAAACAAGCTACTGATGAGGTATCAGCTTCTACTGTAAAAATGCAATCAATTATAAAAGGTATTGGATGGACAGCTTTAATTGCTGTTCTTACTGAATTGGCTATGAAGTTTTACGATGTTGCTAGTGGTGCTAAAAGAGCGAGAGAAGAATTTGAAAATTATCAAAAAGCATTAAAGAAAGGTGAAGATAGAGCAGATAAATATTTAAGTAAAAAAGAAACTGAAATTGATAGATTGAAGTTAGAATATTTGGTTAAGATTAGAAAAGCTACTGATGATGTTACTAAAGCTAATTTAAGAAAGGAAGCTACTCAAAAAATTAATCAGAAAAGAGATGAAATGGAAGCTGAAATTTTAAAAAAGATTCAGATAGCTACAGATAAGAAAAATAAAGCAGAACTTGAAAGACAAAGAATTGTAAATCAGTCTAAATACAGACCTATTCAGTCTATTGAAGCTGGTGGTAAAAGAGTTTATAAGGATTATACTACTGAAGAAATAGCAAAGTTTCAGCAACAAAATAAACCATTGATTAAAGCACCATCTTTTATGGAGAGCAATCCAGAATGGGAAAAAGATAGAAAAAACTACAGAGAAGCTACAGATATTATAATTGATTACACAAAAGAAATTATAACTTATAAGAACGAATTAAAAAATAGTCAGACTGTAACAGAGGATTTTGGTAAGTCTACTGAAGAATCATCTAAGAAAGTTGGTAAAGCTGTTAAAAATTATACAGCACCAATACAAGCTATTAAATTTGAATTTAAAGATTTAGAAGAATATGTTATTGATGTAAATCAAGCTTTGAGGGATTTACAAGAGATAGCTAATAAAACAGAACTTGATAACTATAATAAATCTTTAGATAAAGCAGTTGAGAGGTCATCTAAACTAGCTAAGTTGTTTTTCTATAAAGACAATTCATTCTTGAAAACTCGACAAGGTATGACTGGAATATCAAACTTTTTTAAATCACCTACTGGTTTAGGTGTTAATGAGAATATATTACCACAAGAAATATTTGAGGATTATAGAAAGGAAATTAGAAAAGCTAGTAGTGAATTTGAGAGGATTCAAATTGAAGAAGGTTTAGACCAGACTTTACTAAACATAGCACCACAGATTATAGGTAGTGAAGAATATCAAAAGATAATTCAAAACTTAGATGCTATTCAAAGTTTAAGAAAAAAGCAGATTGATATTGAAGCTAATTATAAAAAGAAAAAGCTTCAAGAAGAATATAAAGAAAAATCAGATAAAGAAAAAGAATTTTATGATAAGCAAATAGAAGCTTTCAAAGATATGGAAAGAATGAAAGTTGAAATAACTTATCAAAATGATATGATTGCTGTAGACAATATGAGTTCTTTATCTGAAAAGCAAAAATCAAGTAGAAAAGGAAAGTTGGGTGCTAGTCAGCAAAAAGCTTTAGATGCTGTTAATGATATTTTTAGAAGGTTTGAAGAAAAAAATACTAAGACTAGAACAGACAATGAGGTTAAAAGAAAAGAAGAACTTGACACAAAGATTAGAGCTATAGATGCTGAAACTGATTATGAGTATAAACAACTTCAAGATGAAAAGCTAGAGAAAACTAAAGACATTAATGAGCAAATAGTTGAATCAGCTAAAGAGGGTATGGAATCTATGAAAGATACAGCCAGAAGTGTTTATGAGTATATTAACTTGATTCTTGAAATGATGGTTACTCAATCTGAAAGAAGATTAGAGCAATTAGGACTTAACCTAGATAAAGTTAAGGAGAAACAAAGTAAGCTTACTCAATTGGCTGTAAATGGAAATATAGAAGCTACAGAATCATTAGCATTAAATGAGAAAGAACAAGCTAGGATTCAGAAGAACATTGAGAGAGAACAAAGAAGAATAGAAATGCTTAAATTAGCACAATCTGTTTATTCAACCTATGCTTCGTATGCTAGCAATCCAGAGATTAAAAATCCATTAACTAAGACTGTATCTGACATGACTGTACTATCACAATTCGTTAAGACTTTACCAACATTCTATAAGGGTACTGAAACAGATGTTAAAACAGCATTAGGCAATCCAGATTTACAAGGTAAAGATGGTTACATTGTTAGGGTAGATGGTAGTGAGAAGATATTAAATCCTAGACTGTCAGCTATGACTGGTAACATGACTACTTATGAAATAGCTAAATTAGCTGAAGAACATAGGTTAGGTAAATTAGTTAAATCTGGTGATGGTGCAATTCAGATTAAAAACAATTGGGAAACTAACTTACTTATTGATAAACTAGATTCATTAGAGAAAACAATTATGAATAAATCTGAAACAAATATAGAAGTTGGTGAGATACTTGGTGGTGTAATGCACATTGTAGAAACTACTAAGAAACCAAACACAATTGTAAGAAACATTCGGAGATATAGCTAATAAAAAAGCACCACTTGTTTAAGGTGGTGCAATTCTCTGAACTATCAGAAATCAAGGAAACATTACAAAATTAATAAAATATGCGACACTTTATAAACAATCAAGAAATAACACCTAGGAACTTATTTGATATTGGTGTTAAGGTAGACTTTGAAGCTAAATCAGATGAGGTTCAAGTAACAACTGATTCATTGTTATTGCCTAGAGAAGCTAAAACATTAATTAGCAATCATATTGATTTAACTGGTTTATTTGAGGGTATTCCATATAAAGTTCAAATGGAAAATGGTATTGAGTTAGATTACTATATTGATTTAACTGAAGAACATTTAATTGAGGATAATCAAATACAATGTAGAGTAAAGTTGCAAAACTTTCACGATGATTTTTATGATAGAGCAGATGGACTATCTTTTTCATTAATCAATTCTAAAAATCCTATTCCTACTGTAAAGTTACAATACATAATATTGCCAGCAGATAAAGAGGGGTTAGCTGTAAGTTCGTTTATAGCAATGTATTCCATGAGTATAGCAATTGCACAGCAAGCTAAAGAAACAGCAGAATCAGCTAAAGAGTTTTCTTCAATTGCTGGTTATGGATTTTCAGCTTTAGGTGCTATCATTAGTGCTGGACTAAAAGTTGCTATTAATGCTATCTTCTTTGCTATATTAGTTTATGAAGCTACAAAGCTATGGGATAACATTAAAGGTTTGTTAAATCCTCCAATAAAGTTAGCCAAAGCAAATTTAGTTATAGACTTAATAAATGCTGGATGTAAATATTTAGGCTACACATTTGAATCTTCAATATTTAGTGGTGAGTATTCTAAATTAGCATTATTGCCAGTTCCTTTAAATGATGCAACACCTAGCATTTATGATATTTCATCTTCTGATTTTAATACATCAAAGTTGTTTAGGGGTTATCCAACGGAACAAGATTCTGTAAGTACATTGGGTGATTTAATGTCAGCAATGGAATCTATGTTTAATGCTAAAGTTAGAGTTGTAGATAAAAAGGTTTATTTTGAAAGATGGGATAAGTTTAAAAGAAATGCAGATGTTAAACTTGATTCTTCATTAAATGAGCAAAGCACTAGAACGAATAAATATAGATATGATTTTTCAAGATTGTTTAAAAGGTATTTTATACACTACAATAATGACTATTCTGATATTGTAACATTGGATAATTATGTACATCAAGCTTCAGAATACTCTATACAAAACAATCCAGATTCACCAACTTCAACATTAAGTACAGTAAAGGGATTGACTGATATTAATATACCTTTTTCTTTAGCTTATACTAAGCAGTCCACAAATTGGTTTGAGGATATTTATGAGGGGTTAAAAGATGCTTTCCAATGGGTTTCTGGTGGAGGTGATGACTATTCTGATAAGAAAGGTGTAGTTCTAGTTTCACAATTATACTATTCGTCTACTAAAATATTTATACATGATGGTGTAAGTAGACCAGTTAAAAACTCTAACGAAACATTATTAAGCACATCTGTATTATGGGATAAATTTCATTACATAAATAGTCCTAATTCTGGATTTATGAGGATTATTAGAAACAATGTGAAATTCTCTATGGATTCTAAAACGTTTTTATCAATCTATAAAAATAACTTTATAACTATAGATGGTCAAGATTGTGAGATTATTAACATGGAATATTATGATGAAAAAAAGTATTCTATAATTACTTATAAAGAGCCAAAAAATATAAATACCAATAACATATTCTTAAAGAAAATATTTTAATTTTGAATTATGGAAAATGTTTTTGCAGATACAATAAAATCAATTGAGGAAACAATTGAAAGACAGCGACTTATATATGAGAGTTTGTTGTCTAAAGCTGAAACTGATGAGCAAAAAGAATCTATACAAAGATTGATGGCTTTAAGTAATAGCATAAATGAAGCTATTAATAAGAAAGATATTACAGCTTTAAACAAACTTTTAACAGAATTGTCAGATGCCAATAACACTAATAAATAGTACGTTTACTGATTCTTTTAATCAGACGTTTAAAGTATTTACAGCTAATGCTGGGGATTCTACAACTTGTAAGTTTACAGTTTTAGAAGATGTTTCTATCATAACAACATCTACAACTTATTTTAGCATAAATAGTTTAGATAAAACTATTACCTTATCTGGTAGTAATGCTTCTTTTTTAAAAGAGGGCTTTAGAGTTGGTGATACTATTACTTTTAATTCTTTTGATGGTAATGATAGTTTGGTAGTAAACAAAACAACTACTATAGTTTCTCTATCTGATACAACATTAGTTTATTCTTCAGACATTGGTCTTTTTAAAGGTTCTCCAGATAATAAAACAACTTGGTTAATTTATAAAACTACAACTAGAAATTCTTTTAATTTAAGCTTAAACTTTATTGCTGATAGTAACAACACAGCTACAGCTTCATTAGGTTCTTTAATTGATGGTCAAGAAACTAGATTTGGTTTAGCACCTAATGTATCATTAAATGTGTTACCAGTAAATGGTTTCGCAAGCTTAGTTTCTAGTGGTAAGAAAAGTGGAAACTTTGGAGTTACTGGTCTTACAATAACTAGAAAAGCTAATGTTAACAGAATATCTAAAGCACCATTATTTATCACTAAAAAGTATGAAATTCAATTTCAAATTGTAAATCCAAACATATTATTTGAGGAAAGATTTAAAGGTTCTAATTGCTTAAAATTAGTAGCTTCAATGAAGTTTGCTTTATCTGATGCAGATATTACACCTACTGAACTTTACTACAATTCTAATGCTAATACTGGTTGGTATGACGAAGCTTATAATGCTGGAACTGAAAAGAGTGAGTTAACAGCATTGACTATGCCAACATTGTATTATAACGTTGATTTAGCAGGTGCAATTAGCTTTAGTGCTACAGTTAAGAATAGTGATTTTACAGCTTATACTGGATTTGAAATAGGTGCTAGTTATGTTACTTTATCTGATTACAATAAGAATAAAAAAGATAATCAATCTACATTGCTTGGCTATGGTTCTTATAAATACAATTATGGTGATACTTTACCATCTGTATTTTTAGATTGTATTGTTAAAATAAACTTAGATAGTGTTGTTGATTCTACAAGTGGAACTGATAGATTTTCTGTTATAAATGGTAAAATATATTTTGATTCTACTAAAACAACTTTTTTTGAATCTAAAAATGAAGATGATAGAAGATTGATTATTTGGATTAAAGTAGCCAATGTAAATCATATTTTATTTGATGGTGATTTACAAAAGAAAATGCCAGTAGGTAAAGAGATAACACCAGTTACAAACTTCTATACACAAGAAAATAACAATACTACTTATGCTGATGTTACTCAAACACCATCAAACTCATTAAGTCCTTATGCTTGTAACATTCAAGATAATGTTAATTTATTTTCAGAGTTTCAACTTAAAAAGACTGATGCTAATACTAATGTTATAGCTAGTATAGTTGCTGTTAAAGAAGATATGACTGGTATTCTTGATGAGTTTACTCTGGATGAAATGAGTTTTGGTTTAAGTCAGCAGAACTGGGATGTATGGGGTACTTTGTATAGTGATAGACAATATAACTTACCTAGTGCTTCATCTAAGAAACAAGGTTTTTTAAAGCTAAAGAATGTTGTTGATGCTAATACTAAAGTGTTTAGATTGTCTTATCCAGTAATGATTAACTGGAGATATTGGTTAACTGAAACTAATGCTAGTTCTATTTTTATTGGCAATCAAACTAATAACAAGAATTGGAGAAATTACTCACTTGATAGTTTAGGTTATAATACTTACTATAAATTGCAGATTGAAAGAAATGGTGTTTTTGATTATAAATATCAACCAATAGGATTTTGGAATTATGATGAAACTGGTGTTTTTACTTCTACAATTCAGTTGTTTGATGCAGATACAAATGCTGTTTTGACTTCTATGGTTCTAGGTAAAAAGATTAAGATTAAAGCTACTCATATTTACAATAAAAACTTTCAGTATGATGGTTGGGGAGATATTATGATTGAAACTACAGAGTCTAATCCATCTTGGTTATTATCTTCAATTGTTCCACATCAAACTAATACTCAAAATCCTTTGTATCCTATTACTGGTGCTACAGCTACTTATACAATTGTTAATGCTACTACTAGAACTATAGAGTGTTATTTAGATACAAGTAAGCTAGTTGGAAGTTCTTTTACTATATCTTCTAAGATATGTGATGAGGATATTGTTATAATTCAAGAAACGTTTAAAATAACAGAGGATGGTGTTGATAAATTAACAGAAAATTCACTAAATAAAATTATAGAATAATGGGCGATAAAATAACAGACTATAGTAGCATAAGCACTACTAATCCTAATAAGCTTTCATTGATTGATGTATCTGAATTGTTACCTACTAATGTTTTTGATACTAGAAGCATGAGTTTACAAGCATTGGCTAATTATATAAATCCAATTCCTTATCCTAGTATGACTATTGTTTTAAGTGGTTTTGGAGTTCAGACATTTAGTTTTTCTGTAGTTAAAAACACTATTGGAAATACTCAAAACTTAACTGGGAGTGTGTTTGTAACGCAAGGTGGTTTTCAAATTTATACAATTTCACATCCAAACTTTACAACTACAAACTGTATTATTACGCATAGTGGAACTTCTAATTTAGATAAAAGTTACTCAAACATTTACAATACAACTAATGGACAATTAAATATTAGAAATTTTGTTGATGGTGTAGATTCTATAACTGCTATGAGTCAAGTAGTTATAACTTTTTATAAAACTAATTAATTATGGGAATAAAAATAACACAATATCCAGATGCAAACGCAAGTCCAGATATGGGTTCTTTGCTGGATATATCAGAGAAAATAGGTGCTACATACGTAACTAAAAAAGTAACTATGCAATATCTAGTTAGTACAATTGCTAGTAATGCTGTTAAGGGTAGGGGTGTTGCTGTATTTATTCAGCCAGCATTTCCGACACAAGCAGATTTTGATGCAAAATACGGAAGTGTAGATGGTTTTGGAATTAATGGTATTGCTGGTAGTAATACTTTTAAGGATGGTGATATTTGGATAAAGATATAATATGAAAGGTGCATACATACATCGTAATAGTCAATTTCAAGACCTTTGTTTATGTTCTGTAAAGACTTACTCTCAAAATGCTTGGGTTGATATAGAGCATAATAGTGTAGATTTTCGTTCTTACTTTAATGTAAATTCTAATGCTGAAGAATTAGATTGTGAGAATGGTAAATTTATTAAGTGGGGTTATCTGTATAATGGCTATGCAATGCAAGATGCTAGGAATCC